CTTTTAGGTGGAATGCCTTTTGTTAATTCAAGTTTCATTGAACCATCAGGGGTATTAACATCCTCTTCGTAAACAGGTTCACCTTTTGCGTTATACCATTGCTCACCTTCTAGGGTTACGCCATCTTTAGGACGATTGCCCATTGGTGGTGCCATTGGTGCTGATTGCTGTCCGGCATCATTTGGCATCTGCATTGGTTGTTGAGGTGCTTGTTGTTGGGGCATTTGGCCTTGTGGCTGTCCTTGGCCTGGCATTTGTCCCATTCCAGGTTGACCTTGACCACCAAACACGCCTTTAAGCTTATCAGCAAAGAAATTAGACAAGGAATTGCCGAGCTTTTCGCCTGGGCCTTGGTTTTGTTGCTGCATTTGCGCAAAGATATTGCTAGGGTTTCCAGCGCCCATTCCGGCATTAACGGCTTTTTGCAGGGCTGCTTTTGCCTGGTCACTTCCCATATTTGCAATTGCTGAGTCATTACCCAAGAGTTTTGCAAGGAATTGTGGCCCCATCAAATTGGCATAGGCTAGCTTGCTAGCAGCTTCGGCTTGCGTTGTCAAAGGTGCGTATTGTTTCTTAATCGCATTAATTTGACGCAAAATATTATCGTTGCTAAGTTTATTTATTCCGCCCATAGCAGTAACAAGACCGCCACCAGGGCCAACGTCAGGAACAACTCTTGGTAATGGTAGAGCCATAATTTATATCCTTATAAAAAGCTGCCAATCATGCCGCCAACTCCGCCAAGCATATTCCACCAGTCAGATTGTTTTCCGGCTTCTTTACCGTAAGCAGCATCACCCATTTGCTGGCTCATTTGATTGTACATATTCATTAATGAGTTCGCAGAGTTTTGACCGCCTTGCATTAAATTCTGTTGGCCTTGGCCGTATTGCGAGTTAATACCAAGGGCATTTTGCAGCCAGGAATCCATTCCTTGTTGCGCAATATTGCCCGCATTTTGCTGCATTTGCTGGGCTAATGCCGAGCTTCCCATTGTACCATTAGCGGAACCTGCGTTAATCCCTGCATTTTGTGCTTGTTGCTGCAAATAAGAGGTGTAAGGGCTGTCTTGGTATTGCCCCATCATCTTATTAAGAAATCCGGCTGGGTCTTTTTGGCCTTGCAGCCATTCTTGATAATTGCCTAGTCCTTGCTTTCCTGCGTCTAAGTAGGGTTGTTGCACACCTTGGCCCATTTGCATGAACTTTTGGTATTGCTCCATAGCTTTATCATAAGGCTTGCCGGAATTGCCAAACATGCCACCCAAAAGGCCACCAAGGCCACTTCCAAACATGCTAGAGTCAAAAGCCATAGTAATTCATCCTTGTTCTATACGAAATTAACCCAAGCGCCAGCCTCATAACCCTGGAACTTGTTCAAAGTCGTGTTATAAATTGCAAATCCATTTTGCACATTCTGTAATGCGTCACGCTCTGCCGTGGTAATTCTTGGGAATTGAATCCCATTTTGGGTCAAATACCCCTGCAAAGTTTCAACGAATGTGGCCATGAAATCTGACCAAACACCGCTTAAATAATCACCGTTCTTTGTTACTGGGTCATACGTTGGGAAATTATCGAAATTACGTGCCATGTTTTACTCCGGTAATTGCTCAAATACCCAGGCTGCACCCAAAACAACAAATGGAGTCTTATTAAAAAACTCTATTTTTGGGGTATACCCTTGTCCTCTAGGGGTTGTCCCTAGTTTGCGCCAAACACTCCTAAAGGTTCTCTGGCCTATAGCACCCATTGGGGCTTTGGTCAGGTTTCCGTATGTTTGGCCACCATCTTTTGATATAGATAAAAAGATTACGGGTGATTCTTCATTGATTACTCTAGGCACGAGATAAATCGTATTTAACCCGCTTCCTGCCGTGGTTATATCAATCGATATTCCATCAATTGCGTCTTGCTGTGTGGCTGCAAGTCTTATGGTTGCAGGAATTCCCGCATTTAATCGAATAATGAAATAAATGGTATTTTTCGCAAGCGGTGCGGGTAATGCGCCATTGCTATCAAGGCGCACGGCTTCACCTGTTTGCCAGAATTCTTGAAAGTTACTAATTGTGATGATGTCGGTCGTTGCATTGGCTGTAAACGGTGACTGAATATCTAAAAATTGTTCAGCGCCTTGCAATACGTCAAGCTGGAATCGGTCAACTCTTAGGCGTGTATACCCTTCTGGTGACATTTGTCGGCCAATTCTCATGCGTCTAATTGCTTCACCAGCATTAGTTGATACTTGGTCATCTACCCTGTAAAAATGTGGTGAATTGTAAGAGCCGTAATAATTAACGCCATCAAAATAAGCGTGAGTTTGGGCGGGGTGCCTATCACCATTTAACACCTCTTCTTCATGCCATTTAGGCGATTCTTGGGTACTCATTGACACGTTAAGCACAAAGGTATGGTTGGCTAGCGTGAAATTGAGCCTGTAAAAGATAAGGCCGTTCTCTTTGATTAATATGCCTCTGGCATCTGCAACACCGCTTGCGGGATCTGCTGCATATTGGGCAAGTTGATAGTCCAAGGCTCGGTTGCTGACTGGGATAGATTCGGTTCCCCGTACTTCCATCACCCCTGCAAGGCCGTCCTTGTCTTGGGCTAAGAAAAACATACGGTCAAAACCTACGGCAACACTGCCAATAGCTGGCGTTCCCACTTCCATAAGGAGTGAATTATTACGCCTAAAAGGTAAGTTCGTGCCAACACCTGCGTTTTCCCATACTTCGGTATAGTTTTGAGAGAAGAAAAATATACGCCTGTGAAGCGTTCTACAGGCAACAATTGTTCCTGGATGGGATGTTATTTGGCCTAATTGAACCTGTCCTGCTACATGAATTGTATTGGTCGGTGCGCCATTGGTTGTTAAATCAATTGCGGTTCCTGCAATCGCATTGGCGTAGGTTGTCGCAAGCTTAATTGTTCCTGGGTTTTGTCCAGCCGTACCGACCCGTATCACGTAATAGGTTGTTGGTGGGCCAACTACCAATGGAGCGGGCAGTGTTCCAGTCGTTGTAAAGGTGACAGGAATGCCTGTAGCAAAGTTCGCATTACTTATGCTTAACGTCAGTAAGTCGGTTGTGGAATCTGCTGTAAATGTGGCTGTCGCACCACTCCAAACCATCCCTTGGTTGTATGAACTCAATTGGAACTCGTTTGTTCCACCATGAGCCACAACGAAAAATCCGTCTAAGTAGCACACATCAACGGGCGCTGCTGGAAATCCGGTGTCAGTAATTGGTTCAAAGGTACTGGCGTTGGTGTCCCAAATATAACCTGCCTGACCATCGACAAAGATTACCTGAAAAGTGTTTGCATCAATCCCCACATAGCCCGCACTGGTTCCAATAGTCCCGATAACAGTATTAATGAGATTGCCTGTGGTGCCTGTAGTTCGGTATACAGTAGAACCAAATACCTGGTAAATGGCACCGTCAAATACAAAAGTTTGTCTAGCCCCTTCTGTTTCAGCGCCAAAAGGTAACATTGTGTCAACAAGACCTGCTGTTGGCAGCATTGATTTAGGTCTTTTGCCTTGTGGGTCAAGATACTCAAACATATTAACAGTGCGTTCCGCATTTATCGTACTCACACGTTGGTTGTCGTAACTGCCTACTATGTCGTAATCTTTTGCATCATTATTAGCCATAATTAGTACGCCAATATGTTTTGCCAGTAGAACGGCTCAGGTCTATCAAGAATTGCTGATGGCCTAATGGTCAAATCCGTTTCGTTGGCGTTTTTAATGATGCTCATATATTCCTGGTAGGTGTCCTCGTTTTGTTGAGGCCAGTTACCCGATGGGTAATACGCAAGGAATCTTCGGCTTAAGGTAAATTTCAATAATCCGTAATAAAAAGGTGGCATCTGCCCTAAATTGCCATTCGCAATCACGCTATTCATCATGCTTTTAACTTGCAATTCGCATGGGTAGGGTTGGTCAGGTGATGGATAGAGCGTTACAAAGCTTTCGTCTGCCTGTTTATCTAAAAAGATAAATCCTGGACGGGTATTAAGCGGGATTAAACGGGTAACTCCATAGTATTGTGCTTTGTTTATAATTTGCAGAGGGTAAATAATGCCTTGACCCGCACTTGGCACGGTGTAATTAGCCATGCTTAAGTCTACAACTCGGTTGGTAATAACGTCTGCTGGCACCATATCTGAGAGCGAATAGGTACGCTGCGCTACGACCATGTTGAAAGTAACAGTGGTTAGGTAGGGTATATAAATACTGTCTGCGTCATACATAGCCAGAATTTCATTGATTAATTCTAACCCTGTAGACAACATAAACGAGTCAGGAGTTTCATTCGTCCCCAATTCACCAAGCAGGTAAAGAGAGTTTGTAATTAACTCGTTGACCGTCTTTACGACCTGGGACATGGCGACCTCCTTGTGATGAAATAATCGAATAAAATCGACACATCACTAGGACATGTCGATTGCATCAACTTATTTCAAAGGAAACGCATCATCTAAGCCTTTGCACAATTT